CCTTCTGCCCGATCAGCAAGAGCCGCGCATTTTGCGCGTAGGGCGTGCCGCCGGGCTGGAACTCGGCGTAGAAGAACGGCACCCGGATGTTGCCGGGGATGTTGTTGAAGACGACGCCTGCCATGGGAATCTCCCCTCCGCCTTGCTGCTGCCAGCGCGCTTCGGCGCGCCCTTGACCTCGACCACGTCGCCGTCGGCGAGACGCCGCGTCGCCCAGTTCGACCGCCTCGCCGGCTTCGGCGAGGTGACGCATTTGCCGCTCGGGCATGCGGACCTTCAGGCCCGGCGCCGGCTTCAAGACCTTGGTGGCTGCCATTTCAGTTGTGTCCTTCTGGGGCTAGAACTCGGCCTGCGCGGTGCCGTCTGGACGCGGGCCGCGGGCGACGTCGTCCTCGTCAAGCTCGGCCTGCCGCGCCTCGATCAGCCGCAGGCGCAGCAATTCGGGGAGCACGATGGGGGCGAACCCGCCATGCGTGCCGAGAAGATCGGCGAGCTGCGCTGCTGAAGCGGCATATGGCCCGTCGGCGTCGACGATCGCCTGCAGCAGCTCACCCAACGGCGCCGGGATCGGCGACGGGTCCTCTGGCGCGGCCGTGACGATCGCCGGCTCGGCCGGCTGCGGCAGCAGCACGCGGGCGACGATCTGGCGGGCGGCGAGCCGCACCTGGCCCTCGCGCTCGACGAAGCGGTGCGACTTCCAGCCCTCGATGCGCACCAGCAGCGTGTGCAGACGCGACGCCCATGTGGCGTGCGGGTTGGCGAAGATGCGTTCGACCTGCGCCTCGAAGAGATCGAGCATCGTCTCGAGCTCGGGCTCGGTGGCGATTTGGACGAGCGGCACGCTGC